TAAAATTCTCATCATACTGCTCACGGTAGACCATGGCCTTGCCGTTGACCGTGTCTGTATACGCTACATGGGGCAAATCCGGCCATCCCGGATAATGCGATGGCTCAAATATCAGACGTGGCCGCGCGGCTCCCGGTGCCGGGATCTCCCGGACTAGACCATTGACTCTATGAGTCGCGCGATCGACTGTCAGGATCTTGATATAGTCACCTTCAATAATGGTCAAATACATAACACCGCCGATTATGACGAGGTCTGGATCACAAGAGTTTGACCGGAAATTCTCCCCTACATAGGGAGGATCAATATCAATAACAAGATTGGCATTAGGGTTAGCAAGATATCCGTTGGCTAGTGCCTCCTTAAGTTTATCTGAAATTTCCTTCATGGTAGCACCGCCCCATCTGGTCCAATTTTCCCGAGCGTGATTAACTCAATTGTCCACCTATATTTCACGCCAGGCTGCGCTAAATATGGTTGATAACTAAACCCTTCTCCTGACCACGTTACCACCCATTCTTCGGGCGTTTCTTGCCGACTATCGCGATATATAAAAGGCTTGGGATCCTTTGTCTCGTAAAACGAATTTATAAGAGAAATGTCATTATTCGTCATCTCCACTCCGGTTATCCTTATTATTTGGCCGCCGTGGATGACAGGCGATTCTTGCACAACGATCCCGCCTAGCATTTGTTTGACCATTGTCCTCGGCCTTGGCCTGTGTGCATCAGGATTAAAATCATAATGATAGCGGAGGAATATTTCTATCTCCTCCGCTGTGCCTCTGTTGAATATGAGGGAATAATAGTCCATTTGTTATCCCTCCCGTACTGTAACCGGCTGCCACTTATTGGATTTTGCATTAGCACTCGCAATTCCGGCTGCCACGCTACTCTGGATGCGTTTTTCCAAATCACGTTCTGCCAAAAGGCTCCCTGCTGCATTAACGCTGACGTTGATATTGTAAACAGGAGCAACTGCGTTTGATGATGGAACCCCGCGACCCATATATGAACTGGGCAAAGTGACCTCTTTAAAATTTGCCGTCGCAAAGTCTATATCCATTTTGGCAACGGACGCTTTTATTGAAATGCCTTTTGGGCCGCCGCCAAATAATCCACCTAATAAGCCGCCAATCATCGCCAATGGGCCGAGGAATGGCATGGCACCACTGAACAATCCACCGCTTACTGTGCTGGCCGCTGTAGCTGCTGCCCCTTCTCCGGCATAAATTGCCTGCATGAGGCCGGCTGTATTTTGTGCATAAGCTTGTTTTCCGCCGCCGAATAGTCCGCTAAGAGAATTAAATAGACCGCCAAACATATTCCCGGCTTTGGTTGGTTCAAAATTCATGGCCTTCAAAATGCTGTCGGCAAGAGAGTCATAAAAGGCGATCTTAATTTTATCGGCCAAATAGCTAACAAACCCATCTGCAAACCCTTTGCCCCTTTCGAATCCATCGCGGATCGAATCTGAAAGAGCAAATTTATATTCCTCGTATAGTTCTTCTGCCTGTCGTTTACGCTCTTCAAATATCTCTTGGGCATCTACCTCCGCTCCGGCCTCACTGATAGCATTTGCCATCTCCAGCAGCTTCTCCCTCGTTTCATCCAAGACCCCATTTTGTTCTGCCATTTCGCGCAGTTTCTCCGCGAATTCCTCCCATTCCGGTAAAGCTAATGAGGTCATTTCAGTAAGCTTCTGCTGGGCTTGGGCTAATAGGTCCGCAGCATTAGCTGCGTTTTTCTCCGCCTCTGTTACGTCTTCCCATTCTGCCGCCAATTCCCATGCTTGTTGCGCCTCGTTTTCCAGCCCCATTTCTTCCATTTTTAGGGCCAGGATTGCAAGATGGGAGAGATCGCGGTTTACAAAAGTTTCTCTTAATTGTTCTAACTGAGCCAAAAGATTTTCTTTTTCTTGCTGGTTTTCGATGGCCTTTGTATATTCCGCGACTGCTTTCTGCGCAGATTCATATTGCTGTATTAGGTTTCCCATTGACGTTTTTTGCGGATCTATTCCGTGTGTAGTTAACTCAATGAGAGCGGATCTCAACATGTCGGCCCTGATGGATACAGTTTGCAATGATACTCCGAAAAGTTTTTCTTCTTGGTTGACCTCAGCGAGCCGGTCTCGCAAACCGTTAAGATATTTTTGGGCATCGAATTTTGCAATCTCATTATTAATTTTTCCTAGTACATCTTCAAACTGCAAAGTTGTTTTGTCTTCTTCTTCTTCTTCCTTCTTAGTTAGTTCTGCTACCCGTTTTTTCGCCCTGTTCAGGCCGTCTTCTATCTTTCGGAACGCCTCTTCATCAAACGGATAAGGTTCTATGACGGCCAGCCCGCGTTTCCGTGCTTCCTCTGCCATCTTGACCCTTTCCTGGTAAAGTTTGCGCTCCTCTAATTGGATATTATATAATTTTTCATATAACTTCAATGATTCTTGGGCCTGCTTCAAATCAGCTTTACTAAGATCCCTATTAAGGGCCGCGCCTTCACGACGCAATTTCTGGAATAACACAGTTAGTGAAGCCAATGTAGTGATTAATACCGCGAATGGTCCTGTTCCGGCAGCTGTAATACCCTTTATGGTAACGCTAAGTCTGGCTAATGCAGTCTTAAAATTTGCTATCATGATAATTAATCTCATAAACCCGCTAGCAAATAATGCAAGCACCCCAGTCGCCAAACCCGTTTGAGTTATAAAAGACCTTAGCTCAGGGTCTATTTTATTGAACGCTTTAGCCGCATCTACTGCTTTGTTTGACATCTCCAACAAATGCGGGACTACCTCAGCAGCAATCTGCCTGCCTATCCCAGCTAGAGCTGCTTTTAAAGCAGTCAGTTGATCACCAAGGGCTCTTAAATCTTTATTAGTTTGCTCAGACATAACAAAACCGAGATCCCTGGCTTCCTGCATGAGATTGCGGATTTCATCCCCACCCATGCGGAGAAACGGGACTATATCGGCGCCAGACCGTCCGAAAAGCTGCATTGCCGCTGCAGTCATTTCTGTTTCATTCCGCATATTTTTGAAACGGTCGGCTACATCAAGCATTACATCTACCGAATTCCGCAATTGGCCGTCTGATTTTGTTACTGCAATCCCGAGTTTTTCGAATGCATATCGGGCTTCCCCGGTCCCTCTCGAAGCATCGGACATGTTCCTGGACAAACGGAGAATAGCTGTTGCTATTTTTTCAAGGGACGCATGTTCTTGATCCGCCGCATAACCAAGCTCCTGTATTTCCTCCCGGGTTAAGCCTGTTTGTTTTGCCAATTTATCGGCGGCATCTGCAGCTTCAATCGCCTTCATCGTTATTGCTACCATGCCGCTAATAATAGCAGTTCCAGCCGCGGCCATAACGCGACTGGTAGTTTTTAACGATGCTCCAATACCAGAAATATCTTGTGCAAGCCCACGAGCTTCTTTTTTCGTTTCAGCAAATGATTTTTTTACCTCGTTTATATCACCTACTACTGCAACTGCTAATTTCCCGATCAGGCTCATGGTTTTCACCTCTCATGACAATATGGGGAGGTCAGCGCCTGATGACCCCTCCCTCCCCATATGCCTCATGGTACGATTTGCGATCCACTCCATCATCCTGGTTCTTTGGTGATTCCCCTGTATAATGCTCTACCATAAAATCATAGTACATACACATTTGTTCTGGTGTCATGTGATCCAAAATAAATTCTGGGGTTGCCCATGCATAGTGGTGCCCCAGGTCAGCAAAAATACGCCCCAGGTCTACTGGTCCTTTTGGTCCGCCAGAGCCGCCTGGAGCCTTTCGGCGTTTTTTTCGATACGTTCTTTATATGGACGGAGAATAAATGTAAACATTTCTATCACTTGATCTGGTGTTAGATTGTCCATCAGCCAATCCCTGGTAACCCAAGGCGCAGATGGCTGGCAAACCTTTTCGAGGATGGTATACATCATTTCCTCTACTATTTCGCTCTGTTCGTCATTGGGGTTTTTGGCAAATTCAACCGACGCTTTCATGAACTCGAACATAAATTTGTCCATCTCCAGAGATGTCCTCACGGTTATCCGCGAAACATCAATCCGGTGTTTCCTGCTTTTCTGTAATTTGGGAAAAAGAGTATAGAGAAGGCGGGTGAACCCATTCTTAGGCTTCGCCTTCTCTGTTAACTCGATGTACCTAGGTCGTGGGATAATGGTATCTAGGTTTAATATCTCAAGATCTGGCTGCATAGATTATGCCCCCTGTTCGTCGATAATCTCGAACAATTGATCGCCAGCAGCCCGCGTGACGTCCTTCCGGCCGGTTAGGGAGATAGGAACCACATTTAATTCGCCACTTTCATCTGCATTGAAGGTGATTGAGATCCCTTGAGTGGCCCGGGCTTTATAAACGGTAATTTGAAACTTTTTCCCTTGCGCATTGGTATTGGTCAAACGTACCACTTTGGGGTTGATCGTAAGCCGACCTCCAGAGGTCATACGGAAATGGGAAGCGGGGGTATAATCATAATTTATAGTCAATACCTGGTCCTCGTCTGTGATTGCCGTGGTTTCAAGCACGATAATACCCCACTCGCCACGCTCATTTTGGGCAATAATATAGCCTGTCCCTTCTGTCAACTGACCCGCTTCGCTACCTGATACGCTATTAATGGTGATTTTAGAGCCATCTGCGTTTTGATTGGCGATCCGGATGAATTTGTTAAATGACCAATCACCGTTGTCTACTCGCTGTTCGGCGCCCGCGATTATTGTCCCGGGAACTGATGCAAAACGATCATAATTCCCGCGCAGGTTGGCAAGTTTCTGTAGGTCGATCTCAAGTAAATCGCCACCTACCCGGCATTGATGGTTACGGGTAGTTAATAAAACCTCGCCTGCATTATCCGTATCCTGCCAAACTTCCTCCCATGATTCCTCGAATACAACATTTCTCATGCCACCCAAGTCCACCAGTTGATTAACCGAATCGCCCACTTCAAATTTCGCAGACCCGATCCTGAAAGATTTTGAGTTTTGAATTACAGTCTGTCCCACTATTATCACTCCTTATTCGATTTTGTGCGATGTACCATTAACCACAACCCGATCTTGGTACATCATAAAAACATCCACCGCTATTTGGTGGAGTTTAGTGTTATTTTCATAGTCACCTTGTTCATTATCAATCGTAACATTAGCGACCGGGAATTCTCCCATCATCCCTTTGTAACGCTCCAGCATATCAACCTCGATTTGCGCCATTTCCCTCGCGACCGAATATGATGGGGCGAAATTTGAAATCTGGTAACGCGGCCGCTTATATGGTACATCCCCGAGGTGCCCGGGAGATATGCGGTATATACAAATATATGGCGCTTTTGTGTTTTCTGGAGCAACGCCGACGAAAATTCTTTGGCCTACAATGTCCGAGAGTTCTGCAGATGATGATAAGTAAGTTTTTAGCGCTTTATCTATCGTCGTTTTTTCTGCCGTCATTCAATCACCTCACACATCAAACAAAACCTCCTCTATAGCATCAATTGCTATATCCAAGGCTTTGCCGTTCACGGCATCGCGGTATACCTGGGCAATTTTTTCCTGGACAACTTGCTGGTTATTATCAAGCGCCGGACGGAGAAACGGATGTGGCGGAGCTTTGCTGGTGCCATTTTCGACTAGCCGCCCATACCAACCATCATATCTCGCTCGCTTGCCAACGGTCGGACCAATAATAGCTACAACTTTTCCTGGGGTTTTTCGTTTGGCGATCTTATATTTAATTGATCGCTTGAGATTCCCGGTTTTTACAGGGCAATTCTCTTTTGCAGCTTTTGTTACTATTTTGGCTCCTTCGCGAGTAGCGAGGACCATGGCTCGTTCGAACTGTTTCTCCATTTTGTCAATGGCTTTTTCCAGGGCTTCCAGCCCTTCAATTTTCATGGTGATCATTCGACCACTTCCTTGACATTGATATAAAGCCATTGTCTCTTGCCGTCAATGTCACGCGGCGGACCGTCAAGGTCGAACACGCGCTCGCCCCAGATGATTTTATGCGACGATTTTATGCCTGCCCGGTAGCGGATCTTAAATTCCCCGGTCAGTTCGGCGTTGGTTTGCCGCGCGGCGAAGAATTCCCGGCCTGATAGATCCCTGTAAGCTGCCCAGACTGTCGCCACGATGTTCCATTCTTCGGGTGGTTTCAGCACCAGATCACCATAGTCTCCAGGACCATAAGTGGGTTCCGCTATTTTGATTTTGTGACGCAGCGCGCTCATGTTACCACCGCCTGTTTTTCCTGCAGCGCCTTGGCGTGTAGTTGCCCAATCAGGCTCAAGATCCCTACGTCCTTTGTTGCTCCGACCATGCCAGGGTCATCAAACCAGCGCCTTAAAAGCACCCGTGCAGCCATTTTTGCGTCCGGATCAATTTCTTCTTCTGCGCCCCAGTCTTTCCCGGTCGCGTTTAGAAGAAAACCGTCTATGCCCGGCAACAGTATTTTTGTCACGTCGCCGGGCATTTCATCCGGGGAATCATATCCCAGAACATCAGCAGCATCCTGGGGCGTTAAGATAGGCATCATCACACCCCCCTCTGTTTCTTGGTGGTTCTCGTTTTTTCGGCTGTTTCTGCTTCAATCTTTATTGAGGCCGTTTCGATTTTCTCATCCTCTATCTTCGCACCGCCGAGAAAACCTTTCTCTTGCAGCTCTTTGATGCGCTTGGTATTGTTTGATTCGTAATACCCGCCGCAGTTATACGGCTTTCCTGTCTCCTTATCGATAAACGACCGTTTAACAGGGAACTTCACGAAAACACCTCCTTATAAAAGGGACTACCCCTGCTTTGTGGCAGGGGCAGTCATAGCCAATTAGATTTAAACCGTCTGCAAAGTCTTCTTGATGCGGAGGAAACCATTCTTGGAAACGACGTTTCCGCCTACAAACACGCTCCCACGGTGGGCGATCATGCCCTGCTTGAACTTAAAGTCCTCGCTGCGCTTGATTTCCAGATCGGAGAAGATGACTAGCATATAGTTGGAGAGCGGGCCATAAGCCATACAGTAGGCGTTATTCGGGGTGTCGTCATCCGTCAAGGCATAGCAAGCGCTGTTGATGATGAAGGGAATTCCGTCAATCGTGCCGGTGTTGCCGTTGGTCTTAATGTCGTGGAACTTCTTGCCGTCAGTGGTACGAAGTCTGGAGAAAGCCTTGAGATCTTTTTTGTTTAGGATCAGGACCGCCGCGTCCTCGACCTCTTCGTCGCCGCCGTAGGAGAAGATGATCTCGTCCAAGGTGTTGTTGTCAATCGTTGCAAGCGGAAGGTCTGTTTCAGGTTTGATTGCATTCGCATTTACAGAGAAGATTCCTACCAGCTCGTTGGTTCCGCCAGTACCGAACAGGATCTCCCTGGCGAGCTTTTTACGCACTGCGATCCGGATGCCTTTCTGCACCTCGGCGTCATAAGCGGCCGCAGGAAGTCTCAGGACCTCCTCGGAGTCTTCGGCGTAAGCGGTAACTTTTGCCTTGTTGATCTCGGCATAACCAAAGGTGGGCTCGGCGTCTGCATAATTCTCTCCCTCTCCTTTGTAGCTGCCTTCTCCGTAGCCCTTAACATAGGGTTGCGTGAAACTCTCGCCGCCAAGAAGCGGTTTGATGGTTACCCGGTCAATCAGGGAAGAGACTTCGCCAAAAGTCGGTCTAATATCGCTCGCCTGGTGCTTGGGAAGGATGATGCCGCTAGAGATGGTGCCGCTAGAGCTGACCATTACCGTGCGTTTCTCCTTCAGTGCTTTTCCGCGCTTCTCGGCTTCTTCTTTTTCTTTGGCGCGTTTCTCTTCCTCGGTAGATACCTGTCCGGTTCCAAGCCCGTAAGTCGCTAGAATCTGAGTATGGCCAATTGGGCTTACAGAACGTTTTTCGGTTCCTTCGTCGTCATCGCCTCGCCCTTCTTGATCGTTTTTCTTCTCTTCTTTTTCTTTTTCTTTGGCTTCAATGGCGTCAATCATGCTCCGCAGTTCCATGATTTCATCATTTAGAGCTTCAAGCTCGGCGTTAATCGACCGAAGCTCCTTGATGTCTTCCGTCTCATTAATCTTTTTTCCGAGTTCTGTTTT